ATCTCCTCGTAGGACGGGATGCCCTCCGCCTTACACTCAGTCCACTCTTTGCCGAGCGCGTAGCCCGCCGGGAACAGCCCGCCGGGGTCGATCTCGTGCGTGGACACTTTCGGTGTCGCCGTGAGTTTCAGCGACCGGAACATCGCGGTGCACGTCGCTTCGGTGCCGTGCGTGGTCTCCAGTCCATACTGGCTCTTAACGAATACCGCGGTTCTTTCAACTGTATCTGCCATAATGTGGCCTCCTAAGCCAACGTGATAACTGATGGAGTGAGCTTGTTGCCGGAAACTACGACGTCCCCAATCCAGGTCATCCTAATCCCATGCATACCTGGCGGGACGGGTCCTTCTGTGATGGAGCACGAATACGTGCCACTAGGCACGAGGCCAGTCCACGTTCCACTCGGGTCTTGGTCGCCGCCTAATGCGGAGTCCCAGACGATCGTTCTACCACTCTGCTGAGAACTGTATCGCGTTCCGAGCAGGGCCGTGTAGGGCGTCCTGCCGTTCGCAACCCGCAGTATAAGCGTCTGCGCCGGCTGGACAATGACCCGGTATAGCCCGCCCAAGTGGTAGAACTTCCCGTCACCCGACGCTTCCGTATATCCAACCGGGTTCTCGCGGGTGATCCCCAGCACCCCACCGGCTGTGCCGACATACCCGTGCAGACACCGGTCAATCGCCGTAGCATACTGATCAATGTCCTCTTTGCGCGTTTTGCCAATGACTTTCACCTGGTAAAGCAGATCGCAGAGAATGCGGTCATCGCCCACCACCATCTTATCCGCACGGGGTGATTGCAGAGAGAAGACGATGCACGGCCACGCCGTTCCCTGGTCTGCCACATCCGGCCATATCGGACAGCCGGAGAGCGACGTGCCGGAGAGTTCCGTCGCCACGGTCGAATAGATATACGACTCAGCTATCTGTGTCTCTGTCAATCGAGTTTCGCCTTTACGAGGTTCGCCACGACTTTCGGGAGCGCGGCCCCGGCTCTGTCACCGGCAGGAATCAGATACGGACGGGCGGGCATTTTGTGAGTGCCCATTTCGACATAGATACCGTATTCAGCGCCAACGTCAACGCTTGACTCCAGGTTATTCAGGTTCTCCAGGTTCGCGTGAATCGAGTTCTTCAGATTGCCCGTGTCTACCGGCACGTGACCCGGCAACTGCGCATCGGATTGCGTATCAAACGCCGCTTTCCGCAGCGCCGTCTTAAGTGCCTCGTGCGTCACAGGTCCGATGAGCGCCGTCTTGTCCTGGATTGTCACGACCGAAACCTTTATCATCGCACTTCCACGCAAATAGCCCGCTTAAGCATCGGGAACGTAGGATTGAACTCTACCCCGATGACCTCGTAGACCACTCCCCCAACAGTGATTCGGCTCTTCACGTCCACCGTCGTTGCATACGGCAATATCACAGACCACCCTACAACGTTCGCCAATCGCTCAGGGAACAGCAGCCTGTCGGCGTTGCTCGCCTGCGAAACCCTGCACGTGGTAGACGTCTCAGAATAGGTGTACGACCGCCCGCCTGCCGCCCCTATACTCTCCGTTGGCGTGCCGACAGTGCAGGCCGTTGTGAGCAACTCTGCCACATCAGCGATTGCCGCCGTCAGGTCTACCGCGTCCATCAGTGTAGGAGTGCCCATAGTCTAGTCCATCGGCTCGAAGCGATTGATATACACCGGGTCGTATGCCTGTGCCGCCGGAGGCGTCTGGATGCTCTCGCATACGGGATACAGCTTCGCCATGTCCAGGCACGCCTTCATAACCTGCGAGCGTTGCATCCGAAGCGCCGCATCCGATATGTCGTACGCACCTGCAGCCTTTGCCGCTTTCATCTTCCAGCCCCTGTTGATGGCCCGGTTCATATTCCACGTGGGATTCCACAAGGTGTTGGCCGTGCCGTCTTCCTCGTAGGGCGTGAGGCCGTATTCGTCAATGTCCTTGGCCAGCTCGACAAGGGACGCCATTTCATCACTCGAAAGAGTAGGGGATGCAGACGGCTGGAGCGCATCGGTGATAAACGCCGTCGCCTCGTCCTCCGTTACGTGTCGTATCGTGTATGACTGCATTCCGCACTCTTCCTTTAATCCAGAGGGCAGGCCTTGCAGTGAGGTAAGAGATGAAAACCCTCGCCTGCCCCCTGAATAGCTCACTCCCGAGAAGTAGTCTACGACCAGCCCGTCGGGTGCATAACAGCCCACGGATACTGAGACCCGTAAGCAGTTCCGGTCTGGATCGGATTTGCTATCTGGAATCCAAGCCGCATCGTGATCCGAACGGCCACGAAGTCGGCCTGCATCAGGTTCGTTCGGACATTTGTCGAGTCCGAGATGACACCTTCCTCGAAGATGCGCACGGAGACATCCTGCCGGAGGCCCAGGATACCCTGACTCCAGTCTCCACACATGACCGTTGCGGACGTTGCCTTCCAAGCACCATTCGTGCAGTAGACAATCGGCTCCCCGTAGAGAGTGGCCGGTGTTCCTGCTGTCAGACTCGGCTGGAAGATCGGCTGGCCAACGGTGTCCCGCAGACCGCGCAGGTTCGACTTGAATGACGGTGCCGCTATGAAGCCATTGACCTCATAGCCCCCCGCTTCGACCAATGCCATCAGATTGCTGATTTCGACGTCGTAAGCAGAGGCCGCCACGTGGGTCAGAGCGTAGCCGCTGGTTGCCTCCACACGGCTATCCGTGCTCTCATAGATGGACGTTGCCAACGATGTCGGTGCGCTCGTGCCGAACAGCACTGCCCCGTCGATGGCCGCGCCCATTGCGGTGAGAGCCTGCGGCACGACCTGAGCCGCGAAGTCGAAGTCGCTGTCCTCAAAGACGGCCCTGGACACGGGGACAATGCACATCAGCTCCTCAGCCGTGATTGTCTTGTTCTCCCAGGTCGCATCGGAAGCCGTGCCCGCCGTGTTATCCGTGCCAGTCAACCAGCCTGCGCTGGCAAGCCCGCTGGATACCGGGAGCCGGGTGATAGTCTTGCCCATCGGAATGGTCTTCATCAGCTGCATCGCAGCCGACTTCTTGGGCAGTTCCGCATATACAATGCGGCTCATTTCCTCACTTACAAGCGCGGCGGCATCCGCTCGGCTCGTATAATCTGTGTTTGCCATGATAGGCGTCCTTTACTTGCCGTTTACCATCGCTCGCATCATACCGCTCAGGTCCGGTGACTTGTCTGCGTCGTTGACGCCCTTTGCCCCCGCGTCAATCTTTGGCGCCTGAGGCTGGGCGTTTCCGAACAACGCCGGATACTGCTTTGCGATCTCGGCAACTTGATCTGAGATTTGCTTCCGGTCTTTGACCGCCCCCAAGTCATCGAGGTCAATCTTCGTCCGGTCGATTTTCGACATTACCAGGTCGGGATACAGGGGAGCGTGCTCGCCAAGAGACTGAGAGAATGCCGCCTCAAAGGAAGCGTCTTTCAGCTTCGCCGACAGGCTGTTGAGCTTGGCGTTACTCTCGTCAAGCGCCTTTTGCAGCTCGTCTACTTTGATGCGGTTGCCCTTAGCCTCCGCTCGCAAGTCCTTTACGTATCCCTCGTCGAATGTCTTCACCACCTGCGTCTGCACGGTGGGTGCTGCTGGTGCCGGTTCTGCCGGTTGCTGAATCACAGGTTCGGGGTTCTGCCCGTCTTCCATGTCGAATACTCCTAGCGACCTCTTGGCCGTCACTAGGTATTATCGACCGGAATCGTAGTTAGGGAGGTTACTCGGCCGTGGCTTGTTCTTTGGGGATCGGTTCCCATCGAATGCCATTGTCACCCTTGTAGGGTTTGCGGTGGTCTACTTGTCCCGTCACAATGGCAGCAGGAATGCGGTCGGGATAGGCGTCGCACTGGATTAGGCCGCGATAATGCTTGCATTCGTTACATTGGTTTGATTGCACTAATAGCCTCCTTATATGCGTCCAGCAGCGGCTTCGGCTCTTGAGAACCCCTGCCACTATGATGTAGCGCATGAATCTCTGCAAACAACTCATCGTTGTCTGTCATCACGTATTCAGATACCAACTGCT